CCCTAGGAGTCGCAACTGTTACTGCCGCTGGTAGTACACAGGGAGATGCCCAAGCAATTACTAAAACTTACAATATTATTACTAGTGCTTCTGCAAACCAAGGTGTTAAATTACCTGACGCGGCAGCCGGACTAGTTATTAATGTCTACAACACATCTGGTGCAACTATTAAAGTTTATCCCGCTTCTGGTGATACTATCGATGGTGGAAGTGCTGATGCTCCTGTAGATGTTGTTACTGACAATGGCGCAGAATATGTAGGAACTTCTTCTGGCGCATGGAGAGCAGTTGGTTCTGGTGGTAATAACGTACAAGATTTTACTGTTAATGGAACTGTAAGTCTTCTAGGAAACGTTAAGTACGGAGTACAAACTGCAACTGCCGCTGGTACTACTCAGGGTAACGGAACAGCAATTACTGAAACAGTAGTAGTTGTAACTGCCGGTTCTACTGATAACGGAGTTGTACTTCCTACTGCAGCCGCCGGACTTACTATCATTGTTCAAAACGCTACTACAACAGATTTTAAATTATATCCAAACACTTCAGATACCATTGATGGTGGTTCTGTTAATGCGGCAGTTACTTTACCAGCAAAAACGACAGTTACAGTTACTTGTAAGGACTCAACGGATTGGCAAAGACATAGACCATTGGCAGTATATAATTCATCTGGTACACTGATTAACTAAGAGGATTCACAATGGCTGGCCCAATTACACTAAAAGCAAGTTCGTATCCCGCATCCGCTAGTACAATTCAAGGCGTTAGGGAACTTACGACTGCTGAGATTAGAGATCACATTGCATATGTTATTACTAATAAATTTGCAACCGATACCGATGGGACGGGCACTGCTGAATTACAAGTTATTACGGATGCTTTAGATACAGATTACACTGAAGTAGGAACTTTTACGAATAGAGAAAGAACCGAAGCAGTGGGTACTCACCCAGCTGGTGGTGGCACTACCACAACCACATATAGAATCCAACAAAAAAATGCTGTAGTTTCTGAAAGTGTTACCAGACCACTAAGATGGGATGATAACAATATCGATGAAATGACTGATGGTCTTATCGACACAGAACTTTTAGATGAAGTTATTACTGCTATGGTAACTGAAGATGCTAATACAGTTGGTCAATATCATATTAATACATCAACACCATCTGGTGGAACTTGGGCAGTAAGAGGTACTATTACAGAAACACAAGTTGATGGAACTGATGTAGCATATAATCTATATCAAAAAACTGCACCAACAACAGCCGCGGCTACTAATATCAACAGATTGTTGAAGAGCGATGGTACTGGTGGTCAAGCAGAAATGACTGATGCTGAAATGGAAACTCTCAATACAGCAATGAGAAATAGAATCATTAGTACTGGTATAGGAACTTATCTATTGAATAATGGTCAACCTTCTGCCGCCGGAACTTGGGCTCAGATGGGTTCAACAATGACCGACCAATTAAAAGATGTTACTTCACAAAACTATTCCGGAGACTATACAGGATCATACACTGGTTACTATAACAGATTCTTTTCTGGATTCTTAAATGGCGCATATGCTGGTTCATACTCTGGTACATATACTGGAACTTATGCGGGCAACACCGTACAATCATCTAGTTCTACACAAGAAACAAAACAGTTGTTCGTAAGAACTGCTTAAAGAGTCTCTTTAAAGTGATATAAATAATAAGGCAGAGCATACCACTCTGCCTTTATTTTAATTATGAGGATATATAATGTCAGACCAACCTAAGTACAAAAACCCAAAATGGATTAAAAAAGAAATACGCTCTTTAGAGTGTGAGATTCTTATGGGCGATGAATATCAACACTGTATCGTCAATGCTGGACCAGCGAAAGATGGATTTGTCAATAAAGATTTCGATGCAATTATGGAACTTATTGGTGAAGAAGAAGTTGATCGCCTTACTGCAATAGAAGACGAAAAGAAAGAAGCAGAAGAAACAAAAAAGAAAGAACAAGCAGAAGTTCATAAAAATAGAGTTAAGCAAGAAGCCTTATTTGAAATGAAACTAGAAGCATTTGAAATTCCTCTGATCAAAGATTCCAAAAATAATGAAATGAAAAAGAATATTCGTAGAGCAAAATCTATTGTAGAAGTACAAGCATATTCAACAATACTGATTCAAGAAGAATTAACAGAAAGCAATCTAAAAGAACTATTATCTAATGACTAACGGCTACGTTTATGTGGCTTCATTAAATAAAGATTACTATCGCGCCGCAAAGATGTCGGCAGAGTCTCTAAAAGATTTTTATCCAGAAGCAAATATAACACTGTTTACTCACGAGGAGTGGGTAACAGATGAAGACTATTTAATTTTTAATAACATCGTAACAAAAGATGTTCCTGCTAATAACAGAGCAAAGTTATGGGCATTGTCACAAACACCATATGATTTGACTATGTACTTAGATTGTGATACGATGATTGAACATGAAGACATATCTACTATATTTAATTATATAGGTAATCATGATATTATCTTTACTAAGAACAGACCATATAATGCAAAGATAACAAAGCTAAATGACACAGAAGAAATGATTTATCATTGTGGTGTGTTTTTATATAAAAAAACTTCTGAAATAAAAAGACTAATGGATAATTGGTACAAAGAATATTTGATACAAATTGATCCTGAATATTGTCTTGACCCTTATCCAGAAAAAGTAAGACCATGGGACACATTTACTATGTGGTGGCTTTTAAATAAAACCAGTTTTAAAGACTCAATTAATGTGGGTGAATTTCCATTGCCAGATGCCAGATGGAATTTTTGTATGGGTCAAAGACCTGATGAATTGGAAAACAATGAAGTTATAGTGCGACACTATACATTGAGCAGGGTATTTAATTCAAATGAATATTATATACAGACTTAATCCAGAACTAAAAAAGATGTTAGAAGATTGGCAAAAGTGGTTTGACGAACAAGATGACCATGATACAATCTTACCAGACTCAGGCAGAGATTTTGGACATACACTAGAAACAGCAACGTCTTCTGACTATCTTGAAGAAGTAAGAAAAGAAAGCCATAAAGGCACACCAGAATGTGCCATAGTTACAGACTTTCATGTAAGTGCAGGCTCTCCTAAAAAATATAGAGATTCTTCTTTAGAGTTATGTACTAATGTCTGTAGTTTTTTAGGAGCAAAGTTTACGGCTGTTCACGCATATTATCCAACAAATGGATTTATGGGATGGCATTGTAATTGGGACACTCCTGGGTATAATATTTTGTTAAGTTATACAAAAAATGGAGAAGGGTTCTTTAGACATACTAAAGACTCTAGTATCACAACGCTTCACGATACTCCTGGTTGGTCAGCAAAAGTTGGATATTTTGGAGGTAAAGATGAAGACTCATCTAAACACGTTTGGCATTGTGCTGGTAGTACAGAGCCAAGACATACATTAGGATTTGTTATACCAGACTTTGATATGTGGGAAATGATGTGTCAAGATATAGACGAAGACTGGCGAAGAAGTTTATTTCCTTAAAAGAACCCTTCTCTCTGACCGATAATCATATAACGATCATATACTTTTTTGCCGTCCCATGAATAGTATGTTTGTTGTTTAGTACCCTCATAACCTACTTCTTCAATACCAACTTGATCTTTCAATGCTTCTATTGAATTTACACAGTTAATACCATACATCTCTTCAACTACATTACTATTTTGTACTGCCAGAATTGCTTGCGGATTCTTTGTTGTAAGTTCTTTTAGTGGATACATCTGTTCTGTACACATACAGATAACTAGATCAACATCAATCTTATTAAGATTTTCAAACTCAAATGGAACATCTAAATTCCAATGGCGAATGTTGACAAACTTTTCTTGAGCATAATGTTTGTGAAAAATCTTTGACAATTCAATTGACTCTTCATCAATATCTACAAGGTGTATTTGAGATACATCAATGTTTTCACATAGCAGAGGAACTATTGGAATACCTAACCAAGAGTTTAATATCAACACTCTCATAGAACCAGTCTTAGTATAATACTCTTCAATATACTCTTTAACTTCTTCTATTAGCCATGTGCTGGCTTCCATGTTATTACCTTCAAGAGATTGTCTAAAGTCAGCCAATTTATGTGGCATTCTTTTTTCAATAACTGAGAGTGCTTCACCCCAATTCTTAAAGTTGTTTAGAAAGTTATAATTTAAATTAGAATTTGACATCTTCACTTTTCCCCATTGAGTCAAAAATACATACATATGGTAAGTCTCTATACACATGAGTTTCAGTATCATGTGGATAAACATACCCTTGATTAAAACTATATACCCAACCAATTGGGAATAGTTTTGTCTTTACAATTCTTCTATTGTAGAAAAAATTATCTAGACCACGATAGTACCATAATATTTGATTTTGATATTCATTAAAATATTCGATAATTTCATTACTATTTAGACTGTCGTTCCAACGAAGAACTGACGAATTCAAATCAGTAAACTTATGTGGGACATGGCGAGTATCTTTATACTGTGTATCTAAATCATGCCACCAAGTCTTAACAAAACATAAGCAATCTTCTGCATCAAAGTTTGCTATATCATCAATGTTTTTTTGCAGTATGGTATCTAAATCAAAGAACATTTTCTCGCCCTTTTGAGTAACAATAGTCTCATCGAAGAGGTACATTTTATTCCACCACTTCTCCAATTTGTTACCACCAGGCAATGAAAGTATTTTAATATTAGAATCTATATCTTTACTATCTTCAGTTAGACAATGAAATGTAAAATCCATACTCAAGTTTTCAAGACAACTTTCATATAGTTGATTGACATGAGATGCATTGTATTTTGTACCCCATTTTACAGTATAGATATTCATTCGCCTCTCCAGTGTTTCAAGAGTTCTGGATGAGTTAAGTTATCTTGTTTTGTACTACCTCTACTTGCATCTTCAAACGGAAGCAAGTCAATATTAAACACACAGACAATACAGTTTTCTCTATATTTGGCTACATTCAAATCATCTTCATCCCACGATCTACCTCTGTTCCAAGAGTATGCCATCCATGATGGGAAATGATCCCACAAATCTTCTCCATATCTACCCCATTTCCAAGAGTGGTAATTATCAGTACCATCTGTATATGTAAACCAAATCTTTTCTTGATTTTCTAATACGTCTTCCCATATACATTCACACTGATCATCTGACCACACTTTACATGAGCCATTTGTATACGCTCCATGTGATAGTTTAAATCTTCTTGTTTCCATTGGTCTTGGATCTTGCCACCAAGACTTCATCTTTGTAGGTCTTTCCATATTGTATGTAATTATAGGAGTTAAGTCACCTTGAATAATTACGTCCAAATCGAAAAATATGAAGCGACCAGTAGGTTTGTCAGGAGCAAAGTTATGAGTATTAAATACAAAAGTCTTTGCTCTGTCCCAACACCTTGCCATCCCGTACTTGAAATCTTCCGCACCAAACCAATACTTAGGATGAATGTTAGGAATATCAGGAAAATCAATAATAGTAACATCGTCATCTATACCTTCTGCGTCATCAGTATAGCAATAGAAATGAAACTCGAACTGATCAGGAGTATTTCTTTTTGCCATATCTTTTAGTCTATTCACAAAATGGGGACCATATTTTGTACCCCATTTAGCACATATATAATTTACTCTCATTTACATTTTCCACATTTTTTAGTGCATATATCGAGTGGCTTTCTTTTTAAATGCTCACTGATATTTGCAAAATCATTATTATGTATTACTTCACCTGTAGTAAACCCTGCTAGGTTATTATACTTCATATTGTAAGGATAGTCAATAGGGTGATATGGTAAAAGTTTATTTTCTACAACATCTCTTGCAATGAAGGCGCAAGGAAAAGCATTACTAGACGAACCAATATAAAAGTATCCACTTTTTCTAGCATCACACCACACTGGATCTTTTTCTTTCATTTTAGGTTTAGTTGTTCTTATTTCATTTTTCTTTGCAAACTGCTTTAGAGTATGAAAGTCTATTGGTTTATCTTTTGCAATAGTATCTTCAATTTGATTCTCTTGTTCTGACTTTAACTCAGGCAATACTTTTTGTATATGATCAACATATACAAGAGATTCTATATCGCTAAATGTCTGCAAAGTTATAGTAATATTTTTGTCTTTTAGATACTTGCATATTTCTTCCAACTCTACACAGTTTACTGGGTCTGTTATTTCACACATAAAAGTTACCCAAGAAACTTTGTAACTATCGAATATATTTTTTATACTCTTTAGAGTGTGTTCATTGCCGTCTACAAAAATGTCATTGAACTCTATGTTCGTATCATTCTGGCGAGTACTTAATTGTATCAGTGCGCCATCTGGTTCTTCATCTTCATATAGACCACGATACAAATCACTGTATTGTTCTCCATGCATTTGAAAATACTTTATGAGTGTATTTGTATCATCATCTTTCTGATTCATGATAGAAAGTAATTCTTCTTTGGGCATGATATTGTATAATCGCTCAAAGACTTTTTCATAATCTTCTTTGTAAAACAATTCTTTTAAATATTCAATATAATATTTTTTATATAGTGATTGTATCTCATCCGAATCTGTGTCCCAAAAGATACACTGAATACCATGATCTACTACATTCTTCATAAAGTCTACTTTAATTGATGGTAAAGTATTTTTATGCCACATTCTTCTATACAATGCGATTGCTTGTAGTCTAGTTATTTTCCAAAAGTATCTTACTGGTCCGTGTACTTTTACTTCTTCTGCTACGACTTTGTGCATCTTAGAAATATATCTTTCTTTGTAGAAATCATATACTTCCATCACAGTCTTGTTCCAGTACAATGATTCGTCACCATTTACGAGTATTGAATCGTCTGGATAATCAGCAATAAACTTCTTGTGCATAGAAATCATATCACCAGTTTCATAAAGTTCTCTTATGGTCTGCAAATGTATTGAGTCTATTTGTCTGATAAATGTGGTATCTGATATTTCTCTTTCTAATTCTGGAAGAGATTTCTTTATATCGTCTACATTACCAGTTAAGTGTGCATCTATCTCTGGAAAATCATTTACAAATTTATCTACAAGAGACTGTAAATCATTGCTCTTTATCAGCGATTCAATGTCTTCAACAACTTTTTTATTCATAAAACGATTCTCTAACATTTCATCTGTCAGAGATTTCATTCCTAACCATTCTTTTAGAGTATTGAAGTTCTTTGAGTACTGATCCCAATCAGATTGTAGGCTAGGCAAATCTTTTGCAAATTTCTTTTCTAGTGTATCGTAGTCTTTATTTGTGAGAAGATTCTCAATCTTAACCGTGTGCTTGTTTCTAGTAAAAAAGTTTTTAGGAAATTTAGGTAGCCATAACTTTTCAAATTCATCTTTGCCATGCCAGTGTATGAGTAGATTGTAGTTTTTTAATTCATGTGGCTTTATATTTTTACTTTTCTTATTTACTAAATCCACATTGAACAGACAAAATTTAGCATTTTCTCTGTATAGTTGTTCTGTAGTATCATCGGGATATTGTTTGCCTCTATTATAAGAGTACACCCAATCTACTGGCAAGAAACTCCAGTAGTTATCACCTACTACTTGATGTTCTCTGTACGGATAGTAATTATCTGTACCTTTGTAGAACGTTTTAAATACAACATCTTTGTGTTGCATAACATCGTTATAAATCTTTTCTCCTTGATCAGTACACCACAACATTACACTTGAGTTATACAGTGACCCTCTTATATCTAAGAACCTTCTATCAGAAGTTACTTCTGGATTTTCCCAGTTAGAATATATCATGTGAGGAGATTTGGCTAATTGTTCTATATCATCTATGTTGTTTTGAATCACAACATCCAAGTCCAAGTAACAAAAAGGTCCTTTAGTTTTTAGCCATATGTGAGAATTGAGCATGAGAAACTTGGCTCTGTCCCAGCAAAAGTTTTCTTTACCAAACCAATATCTTGGATGAAGAGGGTCAACATTAGGAATAGGGCGGGTTGTAATACCCTTGTTTATGCCTTCTGGTTCATCTGTGTAACAGATAAATTTGAAACGCTTAGAGTAGTTGCGCTTAACCATTCCATGAAGGTTGTTTACATAATCTGAGGTGTATTTGTTACCCCATTTTATGCATAGAAAATGCATCATAATATTTCTGTCTCAAATTTACTTTTGTTTCATCTTGTCCATTTAATAATACAATAGGATATTCTGGCTTTATTTGGAATTCTCTTGGTGAAGTATCTGTTTCTTGATCCACTCCACATAAGAAAGAATATATCATACCTTTAGGAAAAGTGTGTTGAATTAACTTTTCATGATACAAAAACCAATCATCATTGTCATTATATTTAGTCATGTAGTAATAAGGATTTTCTAGCCAGTGATAAAATATGTAGCCACAATCTTTTGAATTCCATGTCATTACCGAAGAATTAAATTTACTACCAAAATCTTTCCAATATGTTTGACATACTGTAGGATGTTTAGAATATTTAAAGAATACATCTATATCAGATTGTATCACAATATCTAGGTCTAAGTAAAGAACTTTACCAATATTTGTTAGACTAAATAGTTGTATCTTTTTCCAATGACTTTCAAAATCTTTATTGATGAATTCAACATTTATTTCAGGTCGAAGTAAGTGTGCATGATCACTATCAGTTAAACAGACGTAATTATACTTGCCATTGGTGGCATCATATATTCTATGAACATCATCTACGGTGTACTTGTCTCCGTATAGAAGTGTAAGAATCGTCTTCAAGTCTAAACTCCATGTTATATAAATAGATTACAGAACAGAGGAACTGCAATATATGGCAACGGTAAATAATATCGTAATCGATCAGGGCACAACCTTTTCATTTACGGTCAATCTTACGAATGACGATGGTACTAAGAAAGATTTGACGAATTATACCGTCACTTCTCAGATGCGTAAAAGTTATTACACTACTACTTATACGTCATTCAATACAGCGAAAATAGATTTAGAGGGGCAGATTACTATATCTTTGACCGCCGCTCAGTCATCTGCTGTAAAGGCTGGAAGATATGTTTACGATATTGAGATTGCTAGTTCAACTGAAACATTGAGAATTATGGAAGGAATTGTGACAGTAACTCCGGAGGTTACCAAGTAATGGCAATAAAAGTAAGCATACCATCAAATTCAAGTACTACGAAGGTAAGCATACCATCAACTAGTACTATTGCTTCAGTTGTTACTACACAATCTCAGGCAATTACAAACGCAAAGTTACAAAACTTAGCCAATATTGATATTTCAACTAACGGTTTATTGGACGGTCATACTTTGGTTTATGATGAAGAAACAGGCAATTTTGTTGCTCAAGCATTAACTGCATCCGTTGACATTGATTCATTGAATCTAACGACACTGGATGGCGGAACATATTAGTGACTACATTCGTTATGAACAAAAGATTTCAGTAAACCTAAAAAAAATGAGGAAAGATTAAATGGCAACCACAATTCAAATTAAGCGATCAACCGCTTCTGCCGCACCCGCAACTACGGATTTAGTAGAAGCAGAACTCGCGTATAGCCAAGATAAAAGTAATGATGGCGCAGGAGCCATTCTTTATATTGAATCCGTAAATAACGATAGCAGTGCAGTAATTCACAAACTTGGTGGTAAATTTTATACAGATATCGTTGACGGTGCAACCAATGCGAATACCGGAAACAAACTTGTAAAAAGAGATGCGAGTGGCAACATTGCCGCTGGTACTATTAGTTTTGGATCACTGTCTGATGGCACAATTACAGCCACAGCATTCGTTGATGAAGATGATATGAGCAGTGATTCTGCTACACTTATCCCAACACAACAATCAGTTAAAGCATACGTAGATTCTAAAGATTTTTATGTAGACCTTGGTATAGCTGGTGATTCTGGTACTGGAGCAATTACAGATGCAGAAACACTTACTCTTACTGGTGGAACAGGTATCACAACAGCGGTATCTGGTAACGCAGTTACCCACACACTAGATAACACCGCCGTATCAGCAGGTAGTTATGGTAGTGCTACTGCTATTCCTACTTTTACAGTAGACGCACAAGGTAGATTGACAGCCGCAGGCACTGCTTCAGTTTCAACTTCATTTACTATTGCTGGTGATAGTGGCACTTCAAATGATATTGATGGTGGAGAAACGCTTACTTTTAATGGTACAACAAATGAAATAGAAACCGCAGTATCAGCAAATGCAGTTACTATTGGTCTTCCTACTAACCCAACTATCGGTGGTAATCTTACTGTCTCTGGTAACTTGATTGTTTCTGGTACTAGAACAGAAGTAAACACACAGACTTTGGAAGTAGTTGATCCACTATTTGCACTTGCAACGAACAACAGTAGTTCCGATGCAGTTGATATTGGTTTCTACGGACTCTATGATACGTCTGGATCTCAAGACCTATACAGTGGTCTTTTCAGAGATGCAAACGATGGTAAGTGGAAACTGTTTAAAGATACACAAGCAGTACCAACAACAGTGGTTGATACTACTGGTACTGGTTATGCAGTCGCATCACTAGTAGCAAACTTGGAAGGCAACGTAACTGGTAACGTAACTGGTACAACTTCAAGTATTGCAAACCATGATACGGATGCCCTTAGTGAAGGATCAAGTAATCTTTACTACACAGCCGCACGTTTCAATAGTGCATTTGACACTAGACTTGACGCCGCAACTATAGACGGTGGTACTTACTAACAATTAATTATTTTTGGAGATGATACATGGATGAGAAATTAGTGAATCAATATATTCAAACTATGGCGGAAGAAATTAACCGCTTGACGCAAGAAAATATTGTTTTGAAATCGAAGTTAGTGATTGCAACACAATCATTGAATACTCAGAATGAAGAAACAAAAGAAGAGGACTAAATGGCTACAGTAATACGATTAAAAAGATCCGAAACAGCAAGTGATGCACCAACTGCATCTGACTTAGCTGTGGGTGAAATTGCCATGAATATGGCAGATCGTCTACTGTACTCTAAGAAAACTGACGGAAGTATAATTTCCATAGGCGCCGCAAGATTACCAGAATCTTTTACTTGGTCAAATGACTTAGATTTTGGTACCTTAGCTACTGCGACTGGAGATGCTTACGATTGGGGTGACCTCACAACTGCTTCAACTGCGTATGATATGGGCGCTGTAATAACAATAACTAATATACAATCAGATGCGCCTGCCAGTGCAACTGCAAGTGGAACAAAAGGGGATTTAACTTTCGACTCGGACTATATGTACGTCTGTGTCGCTACTAATACCTGGAAACGTGTTGCACTTTCAAGTTGGTAAGCTAATATATATTTATAGAGAGTAAAGAGATAAACTATGCCAACAAAATTACAATTACGAAGAGGAACTACGTCAGATCATTCTAGTTTTACTGGAGCGGTTGGAGAAGTAACTGTCGATACTACACTGGATACTCTGGTAGTCCACGATGGATCAACTGCCGGTGGATTTACTCTTGCCAAACTATCGAACATAAGTGTAACAGATTCTGGTGGTGATGGATCGCTTTCTTACAACAGTTCAACTGGAGTACTAACTTATACTGGACCAAGTGCATCGGAAGTTAGAGCGCACATTACTGCTGGTGCTGGTATTTCAGTTTCAAGTGGTGTTGTTACTCTGGACATACTTGACGAAGACAATATGGCAACAGACAGTGCCACAAAAGCACCGTCACAACAATCAGTAAAAGCATATGTAGCGAGTCAAATAGCCACAAAAGATAATACAGATGAGATGACTGAGGGGTCAAGTAATCTTTATTTCACAAATGCTAGAGCCGATGCAAGAATTTCAAATGCTTTAATTGACGAAGATAATATGGCAAGTGACAGTGCCACTAAACTTCCAAGTCAACAATCAGTAAAAGCATATGTTGATGCACAGACAACAGATGAAACTGCGGAAGGGTCATCTAATTTATATTACACCAATTCCCGAGTTAATTCACAAGTAGATGCATATCTCAATGCAGGAACTGGTATAACTCTTGCTGGTAGTGGCGCTATTGCTGTTAATACCAGTGTTATACCAACTATAACTGCAATGAATACCGCCATTTCAAACGCGACAGATGCGCTAGTTGACTCAGCACCAGGTGCATTGGACACATTAAATGAATTAGCGGCTGCTTTAGGCGATGACGCAAACTTTAGCACAACAGTAACAAACAGTATAGCAACAAAAGCACCACTTGCTAGTGCGGCTCTTACGGGTACACCAACAGCACCAACAGCAAGTACTGGTACAAATACCACGCAATTGGCTACTACTGCATTTGTGAAACAAGAAATTGATGCACTCAAGGCACTCTTGTATGCATATGATCAATCATAAGGCGGGTTAAATGGCATTATCAAGTAGACAAGGACTTATAGACTATTGTTTAAGACGCTTAGGTTTTCCTGTAATCGAAATTAATATTGACGAGGACCAGATAGAAGACCGAGTGGATGATGCTTTACAGTTATTTCAAGAATATCACTTTGATGGTGTAGAAAGAACTTACGTAAAGCACCAGATTACAGGCTCTACATTAAATATAT